TTGACTTGTCCATCTTAATGCATTAGTAAACTGGGCATTATAATATAAGTATACAACTGCTGGGTCTCCAACAGTATTTACAGAACCTGTAAGTCTTCTTGGAATTAAATCTCTTGTATTGATTTTATTTTGATAGATAACTCTATTTTTAACTGTAAGAAGATGATACAAACTTCCTGTAGTATTCATTGAATCAGTTCTTGTTGCAGTCACAGAATATGGAAGTCTTGTGGGTTGAACAATTCCTTCAATTGCTCCAAGGAATGATGCACCAGTGCAAGTTACAACACCACTTGTAGCACCACCCAAGTTAGCAGCAACATATCCAACTTTCATTGATGGATTATCAAGGTGCGGAATGGTATTTCTATTTGAATAATGTTCGTGATGGAAGAAGAACATATCCCCATTCAGTGGATTTTCCACCGCATATCTTATTTCACCTGCACCCAACCAACGGAAGTTAATCTGATACACATTCAGTTTTGAAGGGTCTATCGTTACACCCGATGCTCCAGTTCCATCAAGTTTATCAAGATTAAAATCTTCTTGAAAAGTCCAATTCTCTGTTTGTGCTACACCAGTCTGTAAAGTTTGATTGGTGAATGTAATTGTTGATGTGCTTGTTGCATTAAATGTTCCTGTTTGGGGGCCAAGAGATGTTGCTAAGAATGTTATTGAAGTCTGGTTATATTCTGCAATATGCAATGCATTAAAGAGTGCTTGTGCTTCAAGACCCTTAACAAGTTGGGCAATGTTTCCTGCGAGAGAACCAGTATTCAATGTGACCGCAGTAAATCCTGTACTGTTAAGAGTAACGGTTACAACTCCATTTGCAAGTGTAGAGAATGTGAACTTGTGAATATCAGCCTTTCCACCACTTGCACGAAGAACTCCAAACTGTCCATTTGTATGAGCATAACCAATTTGGATAGCATTCTCTTGATTAAACAATCCTGCTCTTTGAGTAAAACCAACTGGATTTTCTGAGAATGCTGCGGTAAGTCTACATACTGCACCTTGTCCTGGACGATATCTTAGGAAGTTTGCGGACCTAATTACACCATAAGAGTTTGCATCTGTTCCAGCACCAACTCTTAGAAGTGAATTTCCGTTAGTTGCGATTCCACTGTTAGAAAATTTAAATGTCTGAAACTCTCTTGGGTCTAATCCATATACAGCATCTCCCTGAATTTTGGGAGTGATGGGAATAGAAATGTTTTCCCCAAAAGCAGATTTTGAACAAGCACCTTCATTCAGAATATTTCCATATTCATCAGCACGAAGATAAACCTCATGAAGTGTTCGTTCTTGATTTAAATAATCTTGTATGTTCTTATTCCACTGTGCCATTAATCACTCCAACTTAATCTTTCTGGTTGGTATCTTTGTGCGTTTTTGATTCTTGAGTTATTTACCTGACCAGGATAAATGTTATGAACGATTGCACCAGGATATTCTCCCTGTATTTGTTCTGCGAGTTCATTCTTGGAAAGCATTGCACCTTCTACTTCTAGACGATACATCTTTCCTTCCCAGACAACATCGGCAAAGAAAGATTCTTGTGCCTGTTCTGGTTGAGAAGCACCTACATTTAGGGTTCCATTGAAATCACCGTTGATGGTGATACTTTCGGATAGAAATTCTTGAAAACTTTTCATTAGCATCTCCAGCGACGACGTGCCTTACAAATTGCCTTATCGGGGTCTTTTGAGCAATCTATGTTATGCATATCTTGCTGACCCTTAGAGCGGGCACAGAAGGACTTTCTACGCTTGCTCCTACCAGGACCAGGATCCTTCTCAGTTACGGCAGTTTTAAGTTTGGAACCTGGGTTCTCACGACGGTAAGCATCAACTGCTTTTTGACTCATACCATCAGTCTTATCTCCTTTATTAACCTTTTGCCAGTCTTCGCCAAGATCCTCTCTCCAATTTGAGAAATTTTCTTTTGCAGTTTTGGGTCTAGTCATACTATAGAGTCTTTTATTTCCTACGCCAGGAATAAATTCTCCAAGTTCCCCTTTTGCTTTGTCGTTATTATCAACATCCCCATCAGCATCAGTATCAATTCTTTTAACTGCCTTTTTTACTAATTTTTTGATATTACCAGATGGTACTTCATGTGGTGTATGTGCCTGACTATGAATTTCGTTTATTTCTTCGCCTTCTTTTACACAATTAGGAACTACTTTGTCTCCTTTTTTCTTCATACCAACTTGTTTGTAACCAACCCAACATTTCTCATCGATAGGTTGACCACCTTTGATTGGTTCTGGTTCAATAAGATTCACTGTTTCAATTTCAAGTGCCTTAAAGTCTTCTCTCCAGTTTGAGAAATCGTAACTCTCAGATTTATTCCCCCAGTTATCGGCACCAACTTTACGACACTTAACTAAAGCACCAGAAGCATAAGCACTTGGCCAAACACTATAACGTGACTTTACTTTATTATAACAAGCATCTTTCTTACCACTACCCTTACCTGGTTTGTCTTTTGCTTCAGTTACTTCTACTTCTTCTTTCTTCATTTTCTTCTTTGGATCTGTAGAAACATAAGTCGGTTTTGCGGCACCAGTTTTTTCTTGTTGTCCTGGATCTGCTGCCTTTTTTCTTCTTTGTGCAGAAAGTCTTTCTGCTTTAGTCATACTTGCTCTTTTTGCCGAAGAAACACATTTTGGTGTTCCTTCACCAGGTTCATCACTTGCACAAGTCCCACCTGTAACAACATTAACCCAACCACTTTTACCATCTTTTGACTTAGACTTACCAAACCAATCACGAAGACCTTCTTCTTTGACAGTATCTTCGTTGGTTACATAATCTGCTGCGGTATCAATATAATCTGCTGCTTTGGTAATTTTTGATTGAACCCATGCTTGCAGATTACCCTCACCTTTTTTCCCCATCTTCTTCTGAAGACGTTTTGCTGCGTTTTGAATGGTTTTTACTTCAGAACGAGCCATGGAATATTCATGATCTTTTTTTTCTTCAGTCATTTTTTTCTTTCGACCTTGGCAATGGGCACGCTGACTAAAACCTTTTGGGTTGTCACAATCAATAGATTTTTTATATTTTTCTGACCAACCCATTGGGAAATATTTTACTCTTTATTATTTAGGAACCCTTGTTTTAGCATTTTTTGCAACTCTGAAGTAGATCCAACAAACACGGCATTATTAGTAACATTGTTCGTTGTTTTCACAGTTTCATCCTGAACATCCTTAAGTTTTTTCTGCAAATCTATTAGTTTATCGGTTGTATCTGCAACACTCTTTATCAACTGTCCGGCAACTTCATATGCTCTTGGACTTCCACCTTCGCCAGCAAGTTCCATAATTCCATTAATCGCTTCTTGACCCTTTTCAATCAATGAATATAAATTTGCACGAGTATACTCATAGTCCTTTTCAATATCTGGACCTTTTGGTTTTACAGCATCTATTTCAGCAGAAACTTTTTTAGCTTCTACAATGTGACTCTCTGTATTGAGAGCTTTGTCGATAGAATCATAATTATCGCTCATAATTTATCAAATATCCTCTTGTTGAGTAGGACTGTAAGATTTAGAATCTGAGAAAAATTCCCAACTCTCATTAAATCCAAAATCATCGTCTGGACCAGCATTGATTGGATCGGGAGTTACAGTATATCTCATTTCGCGCTTAGCATTTTGAATGTCAGTATTTGTATAAAGATCTACCTGAACCTTGCGGATAAGACCTTCTGTAGATTCTGCAACAGGTCCAAAGAGATAAGTCTTTGCAGTAAATCTTAAAGTATATATCAGTGCTCTTCTGACCGTAAAGTCTCCCTCATAGTCATCTTGCATATCAATACTATCAAGTATAATTGGAATATCTTTCTTTTCGCCAATAGAGTCAACCAAATCTATGGTTAAATTAAAGGATGGTTGAAAAAATGGTAATATTTGCTCTACTATTTGTAAAGCATCATCACTTAATTTGGAATAAATGCTAAGTTCAAATCCAATGTTATATGGAACTGGCATGTAAACTTTTTTTATATTTCCTCCACTATCAGATGCTTTAAATGTTTGTGTTACACTCGATTTTCTTGATGGATCATATTGCAAAGAAACCATTTCAAATGACATTCTTGGAAGAGTAATGGCAATTGGTTTTTTCAAATCCTCTTGCTGCTGTATCTTTGCAAGAAACTTTTGCATTGGTCCATATGAAAGACCAACCTTAGTTTCATCAACTACATTATTATTTTTATCTTCGTGTCTAATGTAAATATTGTTGAAAAGAGTTCCAAAACCAACAATAGTTTTTCTTATAATTTCATGATAAAAATATGTTCCTAACATTAGTATTCTCCAAAAGGATTAGTTTCTGTAAAATCTAATATATTATCTGCTTCAGTTTCAAATTCTTCATTTTTATCATACGATTCTTCATAACTATTATTATCATATGATTTAAGTATATATGTTGCTAAAGATTCTGATCCTGTAATTACTTCTCCTGCAGAGAATTGTCCATCATTAACAGCAACATAAAGTTCAATGGGTGGATTGGCAAAATCAATATCAGTTCTAAGATTTATATTTCTAATTTCGGCAGTTGTTCCGGACAAAGATCCTGTAATTGTTTCGGTTATAATATAAGTTCCTATTCCAGTTGTAGATACTCCTGTTATTGCAACAGATGGTGCTTCTGTATATCCATATCCAGTATTTGTAAGTTGTAAAGCAGAAATAGTTCCAGAACCACTTAGAATTGCTTTCGCAGTTGCGGTTAGACCAACGGAAGGTCCACCAATAGTTACTATTGGTTCCACATAATAACCAGATCCTGCATTAGATACTGTAAGGAATCTAATTCCATTATCAACAACAGTAGCAGTTGCTGCCGCTCCTACACCATTTCCTCCAGTAATAGTAACTGTCGGAGGATTTGAAGAATTATATCCAACACCAGAGTTTGTTATTCTTATTGAATCAATAGATCTAACACCACCAACAGAGGTTGTAATTGCTACTGCAGTTGCATTATTTGCAGGATTTCCTGATGGTGATGGAGAAATAGTGACGGTTGGTGTAGACGTGTAATTATATCCATCATTAGTTAAAATAATTTCACCAATCATTCCTACCCCACCAACAGTTGCCGTAGCAGTTGCCGAAGTCCCAACAGGTTCTAAGATTAAAGTAGTAATATAACCCTCATCTTGAACAGTATTATCAATTTCTTCTATAGATGTATCAATATCTTCATTTTCATATTCATAAAGTTCGCATAATAATTCATAGACATACGTCTTTCCTAACTGATAAAATGGTTTTTCTGCTTCTACCCTTTTTATTTCAAAAAGTCTTTCGCCAAGAGGAAAATAAATCAAATCTCCTTCTCTTGGACGATTCAATAACTTTATATCATAATCAGTATTTGATCCATCATCAATTCCCTCTTGTATAGCAGATAAAAATGGACTTATAAATTCTTCATATCTTTCTCGTGAAATTATAAGATTAATTTCATTTTTTAATCTCAATCCAAACTTTGTCATTAAATCACTTCCCGGTGCATATCCTTCATAATTATCCAAATATGCTTCAATAATAAAATTATCATCAAATTTAGAAGACTCCACCTCCCCAAGAATGTCATCTGTTTTTAGAAATTTTCTGGGAAGATAATATACATCAATCCCATATATTTTTAATTGCTCATTAATCAAATCTTGAACTAAAAATTGTTCCCTAGAAGAACCTTGCAGGAAAAACGGATTAAGTGCCATAATTATCCAATCATATCCAACGGTGGTAATTCATATTCTGATGCCATTCTCTGCTTAATATCCTCAAGTTCTCTTTCAGCATCTTCATAAATCTGTCTTCCATTGAGTTCTATTCCTCCAGGAAGTTTAACTCCATTAAATTTAATAAGATTTTGACCCCACTGTCTTTTTATAAGAGATGTCAAATATTTTTTAACAAAACTATCATTATAAATCTGAGTAAATGATGCGGGATCAAGTGCCCTATAACATTCTATTACTATAAAATCATTAGCGGACTGTGATCCCCAATCAATATCCAAATATAATCTATCTTGTCTTTTATTAAATCTTACTTGCTTATCTGTTGTCAATAGAAAATCTATATCTTCTAAGTAAGATTTTACCATTGCATATTGTAAAAGTTCTACCGAGTTAAAATAATATAAATCATTTAAAAATAGTTGATATTTGATACTAAACATTCCGCCAGAAATAGAACTTGTATCAAATTTAAATATTTTTTCAATACCAATTACAGAGTCTGGAACCTGAATAAAATTGGAAGTTTCATAAAAATTAAATGTAGTTGAAGCAATTCCGGCAGAAGTTGCTGTAGTGGTTACAATACCAACACCATTAGTTCCTGATGCACGACCTCTAGCAACATCATCATCGGTTATCTTGTATTTCAGATACATTTTTTCAACACCATCATAATGACGTTCGTTGAAATACTGAAGTGCATCATCAACCAGATCGTCTATTTGCTCATCGTCAACATTAATTTCTAATACAGGAGCACCTAATCTGCGAAGGCAATAATCTATTAATCCTTGTCTAGTTGATGGCTTAGCCATTAGTATGATCCTCCGTCAATAGTTGTAGTCCAGACTGGAAGTTTATTTGAAGTTTGAGTTGTTAATATATAGTTACTCGTATCTATAGAATTATCACTTTGTGGGGATGTAACTAACTTTCCCGTATTATCAAAATATGCCATACCATTAGGTAGATTTATATCAGAAGTTTCATAATATAAACCCTCAGTCGTTGATACTAAACCATCAACTCCTAATGTACCAGTAATATTTGTATCACCCGTAATAGTAGTTTCACCCGTAATAGTAGTTTTACTGGAGATATTTACACCAGCAAAAGTAGAAAGTCCAATTACGTTTAAATTATTTAAAATATCAACAGAAGAATTGATATCAACATTCGAACTAAATGTTGATAATCCAGTTACACTTAATCCAAGACCAACATTTAAATTTTTTGCAATCCCAACTCCACCACTAACAACTAATGCGCCATTTGTTGGAAGAGATGAATCAGTTTCATTTTGAAAATATACAATACCTTCAATCGTAGTTGATGACGAGTCAATAACACTCGTCATTATAAAAGATTGTGATGGAAGATCCCATACAAGGATCATCCCGTCAGTAGTTCTGAAGTCTTGATTAACATCATCTAAGTTAATTAACTTAGATGGTGGAGCGGTAGCGTTTGTTAATACCTTAACGGCATTTTGCTGTCCAACACGAGTTTTTATTGTATTTTGGGGCGCAACCTTAGCTCTTATGGTAGCCATTACCTAGTTACTCCTGCTCTTACCAATGCAGAACCTTCTATAGCTTTAGAAACTACTCCCGATTGACTTGTAATTTTCACATCATAAACATACCTTCCAGATTTTAGATTGGAAGTTTCAGTAGAACCCAATGATATTGTAACTCTACCCTCATTTACAGGAGTTAATATTGTTGATGCAAAGGATACTGAAGATGAACTAGTATAAGTTTTTCTAATCTGACTTTCAACAGAGTATCCGTTTAAATTAAAAAGATCCCCAGTCGTAGTATCTTCCAGTTGAAATGTAGTCTCAAAATCAAAACCCTGCTCTATTACAATATTGGATACAAATACTGCCATTATTCAGATGAGCAAATGTTCTTCTCTTTAGATATTTATATTGGCAGAAAATCAATAAAATTATTTCTTATTTATCAGTTCTTTTAGTAGAGATTTTATTTCATCAATATCATTTTTCATTCTATCAATCTCAGACTTTTGCAACTCTCTTTGCTGTAGCATATTAACATGATTATTATAAGCAGTGGTGTCACAATTGATTATGGCACCACTATTTTCATCCCTATAGAGATTTTTTTGTCCCTCAACTCTTATCATCTTAATGCAATTGTTCTAAGGTCTTTAATTCTTGGAGCATGAGATTGATCTGTTCCAGACATTACAATTTTGATAGTGTATCCAGTAAAGAGATCCAGATTATCTGCAGTAAATTCATACTCAAGATACTGATCTTCTAAACTTGCTGGAACAAATGTATCAGATCTTCCACTATTATTAGAGGAATCGACTGGAGTGATTGTTCCGTCGGCACCAATGGTTAAGTTGTCATATCCTGGGAACAATTCAAACTCTTGAGTAACTTCACTAGAATCTGCTCTGATTAAATTATAGAGAACTCTAAAATCTGCAGATTCGTGTCTGTATGCGGCAAGTATTACCTTTAGTGAAGTTGCTGGTTGAGCAAGATTTACGGTATTTGATACATAAACTGCGGCGTGTGGATCAAATAACAGTGAATTAACTCTATTATCCGCCGTATAATCAGAAATTGGATTATTTAATCTATTTAATCTAAATTCTGTAAATGCGGTATCGGTATAAATTATTGGAGAAAGATTAGGATCTGAAGAATTTAGAGTAATACCAGTTGTAAATGATTTACTTCTTGGTAAAGTTGTAAGTTTTGTTGTTTCATTGATATTAGAAGCTACAAGTCTTACCGAATTGAGTCTGTTAACCTCATTGATTTCTACACTTTCAAATCCATTGTCAACGAAAGGAGTTTCACTTCCATTTACACTTCTTCCAGTTGTTGTTCTTACCGAAGCAGTTACCGATGTTGTAGATCCTGGTGTAAGGATATCATAATTTGGAACAATTTCATTAAATTGAATATTTTCTGTTGCTTTACAATTTTCTCCCCCAAGAGACGCTTCAGAATTGAATGATAATTGTGGTGCTCCAGAGGTATCACCATCATTAGATCTATCAGATCCATTAGTTGACATATCGACAGCAATGTGGTATTGGTCAATATCGTTACCTAATGAACTTACATCATGTGTAATTCCATTAATTCTTCTAAGAGATACGCCATTTAATTCATACTTAGAAACTAAAGACCCAGAGGCATGTGGTTGTACGATTCCCTCAACAGATCTTGATGCTATTGTAAGCGTTCCACTACCAACGGCATTATAAGAAATAATTTCATCACCGATTTTTACATATCCAAGATAAGAACCAGATACCGTTTGACCCTCAAAAGTTGTAAAATTAGAAGTGCTTGCAACACTAATAGTTGCTGTCTGATCTATTGCCAAATCCGAAGACAGTGTAGTTGCTGGTACATTTGGTTCAACCCCAGAGACAATCACTTTGTTTGTTGAAGAATACATTCCATGATCAAAATGATTTACTCTCAGATAATTTCCGGAATTGAGTCCACTTCCTTCCGATGTTCTGTCAGTGATTGTTGTGCTTGCGAGAGATACAATAGTTCCAGAATCATTATAGTAACTAACCGCTGCACCAACCTTAAATGTCTTCGTTGCTCCCTTTTCACCTTGAACATTTGAGAGATATAAGGTGTCTAATCCAGTAATAGAATCAATTGAGATTCTTGCATCCCTTCCAAGGGTTGTAACAATTCCAACAACATCTCCAACCCGATAACCATTTCCAGTAGCGGTTGTTCCAGCAATTCCAGTAATAACACCATTAGTTGCTGTGATACTCAATTTAAGTCCAGATCCATTTCCAACAAGAGTTGTAGTTTCTAAATCCGTTGCTGTCACATAATTTTCCCCACCATCAGTAATGCTAACGTTGGAAACGGAACTTCCTTGCCCAACAACATAACCATATCCAAACCCATTAGATCCTGAAATCTTTCTTCCAACTGTTAAAATACCAATATTGCCATCTCCAGCAGGAATGGTTGAAATTCCAAGAGTTGTTGTTTTTGGTAAAGTTGTAATTGGATTATTATTCAGTGTTTGAACATATCCATTACTTTCATCTAGAGTTGGATTGTAGAAGAATGCAGTACCAGTTGTTGACGTAAAGTTTGCCTTATAAAGTTTGAACTTCAAATCTTGATACTGATTAGCAGTCCAAATAGATCCATTTTGAGATTTAAATAGACTTCCGAGAGCAAACTGCTTAGAATATATGACTGCCTCAGCATTTGGAAGAGATTGGGTATTTACGGTTCTCTCACCCATTTCTGCTATCCACAATTCATATTCATCCGTTGTTTCTGCTACGGCAACGATTGCATATTCTTGACCAGGTGCTAAGAAAATCGGATAAT